CAAATTGATGATGAAGGCTTTAATAACTTCTTAATAATCAGTAAATTACCTCTAGCCGCTCTCTCGCTATCCATTCCTTTTGGAGTTATTGTCAACAATATTCACAGAACCATTCAAACTGACAAGCAAATAAAAGAGTCTGAGAAGAAAAATCTTGTAGATGGATTTTATTCCCACAGAAAAAACACAGTTGAAGCGATTCAAAATATAGAGCTTCCTCACGTGTATATTCTTGATACAAAACACGAATTACAATTTAGAAATCACTATGCTTGTTACAAAGCATTTTACCCATTCGCCTCCTCATCTAGCTCTAATTTTGAAATATCCAAAACGCTCATGTCAGTTGCTGATAAATTATGGGTAGAGTTAAATTCGCTAATCGAAAAACCTAAATGGACACAAGCATCAAATTATTTTGCACATGCAAATAAAATAGAAACAAGCATCATGAAAATTCACATTATTTATATGTTGAAAGATTTCGGGAATGAAAGAATATACCGACGCGTAATTAATGAAAATGAATCTTGTTATGAATTTACTACAGTCTTCGCCACCGAAACAGAACTAAAAGCGACCATAAAAGGTTATTTAAAGGCACGGATCGCATTAATGGAGTTTCTTGAGTGTGAAATCACAGAGGATTTCAATATGAAAATATCTCATATACAGGAGTATATATCAGGGGCCGAATCACGCTTCTTACATTGGGGAGCTTCTGTAAAAACCAACGGGAATACACCACACTTTATCAAGATCCAATGATCCACATTTTGTCCAGTGCGTCTGTAAACCGCTGTTAATCGTTGTTAATCATTTGCATATAAGCTTATGATTTAGAATATAAATAGTTGTTTTTTGAGCCACTAGTAGAAAATGTAGGAATTTCGGACGCGGGTTCAACTCCCGCCAGCTCCACCAAAATTCTCCATCGGTGATTACCAGAGTCATCCGATGAAGTCCTAAGAGCCCGCACGGCGCAAGCCCTGCGGGCTTTTTTGTTTCCCATAGACATTTCCCCCTAACGGTCAAATATTGTTTATTAATGCTTGCGTTACATGCAGCATGCTCAACAGGGAACCAAAGCGCCCTAACCCAGGATTAATCCTATTCTGTAAAGCCTTGGTAAAATTTTTACAAAGCGTGTAGTAAAGCAGCTTCCTGTTGCAGTTTAATAAGCGCCATTATGCCTATCAGGAGATACCAGGAAGGGCCCTCCCATCCAGTAGTTCTTTCATGCCAAACCGTATAACAATTCAAACGCCCATAGATGGGCTTCTTTTCTGGAAAATGTCAGGCCATGAGGCCATTTCGCAACCATTCTCACTCAATGTCGTGCTGCTTGGTACAGATGCACGGATCGATCGCAGCGCGTTACTAGGGCAGCCACTCAC